TGACAACTTGAGCAATCACAGCTCCGGCACTGCTATCGATCTGAACGCTACAAAGCATCCTTTGGGCAAATCTGGCACATTCCCAGCTGAGAAGGTTCCAATGATTAGAGCTTTGGCTAAGAAGTACGGCCTCAAATGGGGTGGAGATTATCGAAACCGAAAAGATGAGATGCACTTCGAAATCGAATTGAGTGAAGCGAAAGTCGCGGCACTCATCGGGAGCTTGAACAAAGGAGATAACTAATGGATCAAGCAAAAGCAATGCTGGCATCATGGGCGAGAAGCTCTGTCGCTGGCGCGTTGGCCGTTTATATGACTGGCAATACCAATCCAAAGGATTTAGCAATGGGCTTGGTGGCTGGACTCGTTCCAGTACTGGCTCGCTGGGCTAACCCAAACGATGTGGCATTCGGTAACAAAAAGTGATTCGAAAACTGCTCGCAGCAGTGTTGATTTGTTTAGGCTTATCAACGCTGTCTGCGTGTGGTTATCAAGGATGGACACGATATGAATGCCAAGAATTCAAGAACTGGGAAAAGCCGGAATGCCAAAAGCCGCAATGCATCCCATTGGGAAACTGCACTAGCGATGTCATTGGAACATCACCGCCATCGGCCACAACGTCGCCGTAGTCCAGAAGAAGTCCATGCCCAGCTTATTCTTATCATTGGCACAACTCTTGCGATGGTCTTTCTCATCGTCACCATTGGCATTACTTACGCTTTAATCTTTGTCACTCAGCCAATTTCAGCTCAAGCTCCGAACGATGCAGCTTTCATTGACTTACTTAAAACACTGGCAATTTTCTTAACTGGTTCGTTGGGTGGCGTCTTGGCGGGAAATGGACTCAAGAGCAAGCCAAAAGCCATCAACGACACGCCACAATCCACGCGGGAATCTTGAAATTGTCGGTCATGCGTGTCACTCTCTATTTCGGGAGCTGAACAGCTCTCAGAATCGGGAGCAAGAAATGACAACATCAGAAGTCGGGCTATTCGTCATCATGGCAATAGCATGCATTCTTTGGGCTATATGTAGTTATTCAGTCGGATACAGAGAAGGCCACAAAGACGGCTACCAGCGCGGCAAAGCCGTCGGCCGTCACGCATCATCTCAGGCGGTGCGCTAATGGGGTTCCTAGATAACTACGAGGCCGCACGCGCTCGCACAGATCGCTGGCTTGCCACATTCCCACAGGGAAAAATTCACACAGAAATCGTTGAATTCAATGCCGAAAAAGGTTACGTGCTAGTGAAAGCAATTGGCTATCGTCACATGGATGATATTTATCCAGCCGGCGTTGATTTCGCTTATGGCTATCAAGGCGCATACGTGCAGAACATGAAACGCTGGTTCGTCGAAGATACAGTGACCAGCGCAATTCTTAGAGTTATGCAGCTCATCATGGGCGGTGCAGAGCGCACGACTCGCGAGACGATGGAGCAGATTGAGAAGCTACCGGCCAAGGTGGCTAATACTGAGCCGGATTATTGGAACACCAAATTTGGTGACGTGCCATCATTTAAGACACGTGAAGAAGCCGAGGCATCAGGCATCCCAACAGCTGCTCAAGCCATGCAAGAAGTAACGGCTCAACTAGGCGGTGAGATGCTTGCAGAAGCGCCGCAATGCGTTCATGGCCATCGTGTCTGGCGAGAAGGAATTTCGGCTAAGACTTCGAAAGCTTGGGGCAATTACAGCTGCGTTGAACGCAAGCCAAAGCAATGCGACCCAGTGTGGTACGTATTCACATCTCGCGGAAAATGGGAGCCTCAAGTATGAGCGGGCCAATCGAGATAATTAATCCAAGGACTATGAGCTGCACACTCATGGAAGATGGCGAAATCATTGCAACCTACAAAGTCGAGCAATGTGACAAATGCTCACGGCTGGTTAAATTCGATGAATTTGGTTATCAAAAGGGATTTGGTAACGAAAAGATAATTTGGTTCTGTGCGGAGTGCAGATGAAAAAAAATAAATTAACAATGCAATGTACATGTGGCAATAAAAACGCATGGCTAGTAACTGTCAAATGTAATTGGGGTGAAAACAAGCTAATGCAACATAATCGTTATTTCATTTGCTGCGGCAAATGCGATGCTGAGATTGAATTAGGTTGGGGGTTGGGTCATTGATTATGGTTCGATTATCACGTGAAGATGAAATCATTGCTCATTCAGCTGGGCTTGCCAGAGAATCGCGCTATGGATCTAATCCTAAATTCCAAGGCAATAAAGGCAACTTTCACAATGCCGTTGTCATTCACTCAGAAGCCGTCGGAGCTGAGATGGCAGTGGCCAGATACTTTGGCGTTGAGGACTTTGTGCCAACAGTCAATACATTCAAAAATGAACCGGATGTCTATTGGAACGGCGTGGCAATTGAAGTCAAACAAACGCCACACAAACGCGGTCACTTAATCATTAGCGAAGATGATCGTGATACTGACATCGCAGTATTGGTCGTAGGCGAATCACCAACGTATTACGTGATGGGCTGGATACCGGTGGGCGTTGCAAAGCGTCCAAGGTTCCAGTCAGCTCAAGGCGGTTACTGGGTCAGCCAAATCAATCTGCAACCCATTGAGACGTTAAGGAAATCCATCCATGCCAATACTTGAATTCGATTGCTCAATCTGCGCAAAGCTCTACGGCAAAGCAAAGCAACGTCATGGCATCCGAAAGACGGCGGAACTAACGCTTCATGAATGGTTCAGTACGTGTCTGGGATGTGGAGCAATGGGCATCAAGGTCGTCGATGATGCAAAGGTTGAAGGTTTATCTATATGAATAAGTTATCCACAGGCAGTATCCACAGGGTGTGCGCAACGCCCAAGAGTACGCTCAATCTTGCATCTTACTTGACTGCCTCGGTACGCTCCATACTCGCTGGCGAGCCGCTGATGCGGATAGCTCGCAGGCGAAGTCTGGTGCTATTGGGTGTGCTATGTGTTGTAGGCACAACACCAGCGGAAGCAGTGACAAACACTGATTATCTGAAGCTATATGCTCATTCAAGAATCATTAACTATAAGCAATTTCAATGCTTTAATCAGTTGATTACCAAGGAATCTAATTGGAGAATCAATGCAATCAATGGATCGCATTACGGTTTAGGCCAGATGCGAAATCCTAAATACAGAGAGCTTGATGGGTATCGCCAAATTGACTGGACGCTTCGCTATATCAAGGCAAGATATTCTGGGTCTAGCTGCAATGCATACCGGCACTGGCAGAAGAAGGGCTGGCATTGATGTCTAGGTCGTGGGCTAAGGGTTCAACCCGGCAATGGCGCATTATCAGAGAGCGCATATTGCTGCGGGATGGATGCTGTCAGATATGTGGCACGACAGAGGGCAAGATGCACATCGACCACATCATTCCAAAGAGGCTTAACGGCGGTGATGACGAATGGAATTTGCGTCAATTGTGCCAGAACTGCAATTTGAGCAAAGGGGGTCGGTTTTTTAGTGATGGACTTACACCCCCGACTCTCCATGGGCAAGATATACCCAAGAACGTGTCACTAAGTCATGATTAAGCCATCATTGACCATAGTTGGTCACGATACAGTTGCAGACGTCTCAAATCGGCTCACATCGGTTTCAGAGCCGGAATCAGCTCAGGTCTTTGGGCATGAAGTGCCACGAATCCACACGCCGCTTAATGATTTGCCGTCTAGGGGCTTTGAATTGATTGACTTTGCTGACCAGATTATCGAGGGCGGGTTTATGCCTTGGCAGAAATGGCTCGCCGTTCAATCCCTCAAGCTAAAATCTGATGGGCGTTACTTTCACCCAATCACAGTTGCCACAGTCGCCCGCCAAAATGGGAAATCGACTTACATGCTTGCCCGGATTGCCATGGGTCTATTTCACTGGGATGAATCATTGCAAGTGGGCTCAGCTCACAGATTAGTCACATCGCTGGAGCAGTTTAGATCGCTGGTGGCCATCATTGAAGCTCATGATGATTTGGCAAAGCAAGTTAAGCGAATCAGATGGCAACATGGAGCAGAAGAAATCGAAACCTTGTCTGGTAATAGATTTGTTATCAAAGCCGGCGGTTCAGCAGCTCGCGGATTAAGTAAGCCAGAGGTTGTGCATTTGGATGAGCTGCGTGAAATGAAAGACTTGGATTCATTTGCTGCTTTGCGCTATACCTTGATGGCGGCCAAGAATCCTCAAGTCAATTGTTTCAGCAATGCTGGCGATTCTCATTCCGTCGTGCTGAATTTGCTCAAAGAGCGCGGCATGGCAGCCGCGGCCGGAGCAGTTGATGACATTGGATATTTCGAGTGGTCATCTCCCACAGAAGTCTTATCGATTGAGAATGCGGCTTATGCAAATCCCGGACTCGGAATAACGATTCACCCGGACAATATAAAAGCCGTGTTCAATGACCCCATCGAAGTCGTCATGACCGAGGTGTTGTGCCGATGGGTTCAGACCATATCCAGCGTCGTCGGCTCAGCTGAGTGGAATGAATGTCTGGATGAAGATATTGACCTTGACCCAGAGAAGCTGACGTGGATGGCCATCGATTGCTCACCGGATCGTAGATTTGCAGCATTGGTCGCCGCTCAGAAATTAGGCGATGAGAAATTCATCGTCAAGCTGCTTCATACTTGGGAGAACTCAGTGCAGCTCGATGATCGTGAGATTGCCAACGATGCAGCTAAATACTGCCGCGAATATCCGATTGAGCATCTGCTTTACTCACGCCGAACATCTGGCGCG